GCCAAGTAAGTCATCTCGGGCACTCCAATATTCATCACGATTAGCATCGGAAAGGCCACTGCCCACATTAACACAAATATCACGCTCATTGTCTACTCCTTCACATATTATGGCACCCAACCTACCAAGATTACGACCGGTACCTTCTTCGAATCCAACAATATTTAAGTCTACTGTTATAACTGGCTTCCATTTCATCCAAAAAGTGCTACGCTTACACTCGTATGGTGCATCTAGATCCTTGATCATGATGCCTTCAAATCCGGCTGCTACTGCGTCTTCGGCATAGCGTCTGAGGATATCATGCCCTTCGGCTGTGTCTAAATCAACATCAATACCATCCATGATACGAACGCAATCAGTCATTTCAAATACTGCACGATATTCTTCTAGTTGATGTAGGCGTTTGTGTTGTTGAGCATTCCAGTAACCACGCTCAAAGTCTGTCAATGGTATGACGTCAAACACACTATAAGTCATGCCATCTGTTTGAACATCGGTCTTGCGTTGCGCCTGCTTCATTAGGGCCTGGAAACTTTCACCAATGATTTCACCATCCAACACAATCCCTCTTGGGTAGGCCTGTAATAGTTTGGCAAACTTGTTTTTGATATCTTCAAGTGATTTCACAATCTGTGGAAAGTTATCAAATGGTTTGCCATTGCGGCTGTATAGATTCACTGTGGTCTTGGTCATGACTGCCAGCACACGCACACCATCCAGCTTCTGTTCGAGTCGCTTGATTCCGGTCATCTTGGCCACGTGCTTTTCACTATCTGTGGCTAACTGGCAAGTGAATACCGGAATCTTCCATTCAGTATTACCAAGCACCTTGTTAAGAGTCTTTTCACTGATGCCACAGCGTAGGTCCTTGATGATTACCCTGCGACACAGGTTGTTCCATTCGATACTATCAAACTGTTCGCTCATGACCTCAATGGCTGTTTTGGCATTGTGGCCGGTAAGACTTCTAGTACGGAGACCTTCCAACATAGCCCAAAACTTGGGCCACGGGTTAGGACAATTTTCTAATCCAGTAGTCTCGGGCACTTTCTTGACACCAAACACATAGTAGGGGTTATAGGCCTGATAGCAGTTGAACAAGAAGCACTGGGCGTTGGCTGACCCTAGCTTGGCAGCCATCAGGGCTTTTTCAATCACTGATTCCTTGTGCAATCGGCTATCGCTACTTTCCAAGTCTCTTATCCAGTCTGCGGCCACTTTGATCTCGTTAAATTGGTCTGACGTAAAATCTGTTGTCATTGTCATATTTACTACCAGCTAGAGTTGTAAAATACACGCAGACCTAGAAACAGGTTCGCACGGGCTTCACTAACAAATCGTAAATCTTGTTCGCGATAGTAGTCGCCACTATCATCTCCAAAGAAGAATCCACGGGTAACTGGCAACCGGTTTTCAAGTATGCATTGTTCCAGTTGGTCGATGTCTTCTCGTGTGAGTTCAAGTTCCACGTTGTTAAACGTATCCGACTCAGGGTCTACTGCCTCAGAAGCATCTGTGGACTGGGCTTGATATTGCCGGTCACGCCATACTTGTTCCATCCATCCATGTAGGTTTGGATGCTTACGCCAGTAGGCTATTTCTACGGGCTTGGTTATGTTAGGATTGACAAACTGTTTTTTGTGTTCATCCAGTTCGGCATCTCGCCACCAGTCGCTGTATTGTCCGTTGCGACCCGCGGTATAAGCATACATGTCTAATCCCATTATCTCAATCCTTGTATGTGTTTAATTAATGTAGTGGCTTCTGGAAAGCCTTGACGTTCTTTGCTGGCTACCAACATTTCAATCATGTCATGTTGTACCCGATGTAATTCATTTACAAAATCTACAATCTGTTCACGACTGATGGTCTGTCGCACTAGGTTATATCTTTTAAACTGTTCATTGTCCATTGCCACTCCTTGTTGTATAAGTGCTGGTTTTAGTTTTTAAAGTTGCAACTACCAGCAAAAATTAACTTGCTTCGAATTCCGGAGTATCAAGGCTCTCCGAGGACCGCACGGCCCCATGCCTGTTTTTACACAACTGATGCTTCGATCAATTCTAATACCGGACGTCCTTTTACTGATTTGTAAGAATTTAAAACCAGTTTACCTGCTTCCTCATACACAGCAATTTGGCCGGCGATAAATTTATCTGCCTGTTGTGTATTTGAAAAATAGTCCATCACATCAGCCTTAACAAACCGAGTACCTGCTGGAAAAGATTCAGTTTCATATCTATCAACTTTTCCTACCCATTCTCTGGCAGAATGCTCTTGCCTTGAAAAATATACAGCCGGACCATCATTGGGTGTTTCTACAGTAACTTGAGTAACGGGTATTGAATTAGTTTTCATTTTACAACTCCTTTTTATTTACTATACTACTATTATAGCCGAAATGCCGTTTTTGGTCAACCGGTGTTTTAACTGTTGTTTTTACGCCACAATTTAGTGTTGTTTAAAAACAACAGTTAAAAATTAACTGGTTGTATATAAACCGTGGTGAAACTAGTCCTAGCCCACGGCGCTTCTGTAACCAAATAGGTCTTTCCTGCGGGACCTTTGGTCAACAATCCTTGCCCGCCATAACCCACAGCATTAGCAAAATCACTCTTGCCAGTATCTTTATATGTGCCATTGGCCTGCTGAATTAGCAAGGTAGTGGATTTATGCGCCCTACTAGAGAAAAAATCAGTATTACTTGAAAACAAGTCTAGTTTTCCATCGCCGTTGAAATCTCTAAACTCAGGATAGTATCCTAAATATCCTGTAGTATCATATCCTACTCTGATAGTGTCTGTGACATCAACAAACACTCCATTACCTGTGTTACGCAAAAATTGTATTTCGCTTTTGTATTCGGACTCGGTTAGGCCTCTGGTATAGTTGGCTTTGTAACTAAAAATCACAATATCTAACCGCCCATCAGAGTCAAAATCAACTGCTCGGGTTCTAATGTCATGACTGCGACTGGTACTATCTTCTACTGCGGTCAGTCGCGGAGCCGGCAGGGTCACTGTTTTTGTGAATGTGATTTGCTTGGCCACATTGTTTATGCTCATGGTATAAATGAAAGAATCAGCTGATCCAGATCCAGCATCCACAAACACTGCCTGTGCTGTTCCGGTACCTAGGAAATCTCCTACTGCGACACCCGAGCTACCAACCATTCCCGAATACTGCACAAGCCCAGTGGAGGAACCCATGTATTGTGGAAAATTAGAATACCCTGCCACAATTACATCGTCAAACCCGTCACGATTGATGTCAGCTGATGCCACTGCGTGTTGCCATCTTGCTAGACCCAATGTAACCTTGGTAAACGAACTGCCAGTATTCATGAGTGCATAGGCATTTGTATCAAAATTCATATCGGTGTAAGACGATAAAAACACATCAATCTTACCATCACCGTTGAAGTCACCAAATACCAAATCCCCTACGCCTTCCACTTGATTGCTTATACCAGGAAGCCAGGTGCTAGTTATTTCTTTGAACACATTATTTTCCCAGCCAAAGATATGTATTGAAGTATTACTGTAAGTGGCTTGGACATTGGGTTGTGCTTCGAATGCTACAAAAAAAACTTCGTCGACACCATCATTGTTAATGTCCTTGGCATACATATAGCTGATCGGCGTATTTACGCTTCCATCTCGGTAATATGCAAATACGCCAGCCAAGACCTTGGCTCCAAGGAACGCAATAGTTTCCACAGTAGTAGGAATGGCACTGACACTATTAGTAGTACCCGGTGCAGAACTACCGCCACCACCCGCACCACAGGCAGTCAATACCAATGTAAATACAAGTGCCGTACATTTTTTAAAAACCATTTTTTGCCCCTAGAATTTAACTATTTGTTATATTATAGCAAGACGGGTATTTTGGGTCAACCAGTGTTTTAGTGTTGTTTTTAAACAACAATTAGGTTTGCGGCTTGTTGAGCCGAATAAGTGCTTGGAATTAGGTTGGCAGTCGGTGCTGGTGGATTGGGTTCTGCTGGAATATCAGCATTGGTTGTGATACCAACTGACTGTAGGGCCACTTGATTACGGCCTTCACGTAAACAGGCAATAACTACCTGACCAGTAAAAGTTGTATAATCAGCTACACTTTCAACCAATTGACAAATGCCGCCTGCTTGGGTATCGCGACCAGTTGAAGGCAAAGTGAATATGAAACTGTACATGGATGAAGTGCTGTTAGGAACTAGATTTGCATAATCGATTCCGGCCTGTGCCTGGAGACTTTTTTCTCGAGTCAACTGTGCAGCCATGTTGTTCCAGTTGGTATTTAAATTGGCAGTCTGTGATGGATAAGATGACACCACTGTGCCAATTTGACTTTGTGCCCCAGGGATTAAGGCATTGGCAAAAGCCTCTTCGGCGTCAAGATAGGTATTGGCATATGGTCCTGTGGGGATTACAACAGGGCCAGTAGTTGGATCCCCGTAGGTTCCATCAACCACGTTGGCCATGGTCGAATAAGTTGAAGCCAATGACACAACATTTACATTGGCCAGGTTGCTTATGGTGTTGGCCATAGCACCAGCACTGACAAATCCGCCAGCTGTTCCTATTATGTCACAGACCACAATACTGTCATTGGGACCACTACCAACTGCAGATGTGGAGGCAAAATAGGCTGCCACCTCAGGAGGTACTGCCACAGTGAGAGCCGATATCAGTGGCAAGTCTCGTGTGGTCTGTTGTGGAATCACTGCGTTGGCAAGATCGGGTAAACGCATAGTTGATATGCCTGCAATTTGTTGTAGGCTTACACTGAGTGCTTTACAGGCCAGGGCTTGTCCAGATGGAACAATTTGACTTAGTCTGTCGTAAGTGATCATGATAGGCTATTCATAACATATTCAGGCAACTCGCCTATGAGATTTTGATTGACGCTGCCTGCAGAATTAATGTATATACCGCGAAGCCCAAATTTAGTTGGCACAGTTAAACTTTGAAAACTATTAGGAAATAATCTAACCGGATTTAATAAATCTGCCATGCTGGTAATTCCAGCAGTGGTCACTTTCATAACTGATAGTATTTGCGTTAAATCATTGCCTGTGATCCTGGTCATGGCAGTGTACATCAATCGTTGTATACTGTCGACTACACTGATAGTGGGATCTGTCAAATTCAAAATCACCTGCACCGGAATACCAACCGACGCAAACTGTACACTCACGCTGGGTATAGAGCCAGTTACTCCATATATCTGTCGTATCAGACCCAATGGACTTCCAAAGTCTCCTAGGTTGGCCAAGTCGATCAATTGTCCCAGGTTGGCCAAGTCTGTGCCAAATGGTTGTGTGGCCAAATTTACGTCTGTGATACTGCCAGTGATCATGCTGTTCATGCTGGTAAAAGTATCAGCTAGGTATGTTTGACTGTTGACTGCGGTATTGATAAAAATACTAGCTTGGTCTGCGTAACTTTGTGCTTGGTTTAGGGCCTGTACAAACTTGGTTAGATCACCACTGCCCATATCAGTGTAAGCAGTAGACGCTATTAGTCCTGTGAACATTGACAGTCCAACAGTCAATGGATATCCCAAAGGAAGATTATCGGCTAAGGCTGGACAAGAGTTTGAGGCAATAGTCTTTAAAGTTGAGATTGTGTTGGCTGTCAAGTTGGCTGCATTGGCTCCAGCTAGTGTTGCTAAGTACGGTGAAATCAATGCACTGCTGTTATAGGTTGCTAAATTTGTGGTCAAGGCCACGTTGGTTGCTAGTCCGGTGTTTTGTAAAAGTCCTGGACTGGCATCAAGTTGTAGTGCGGTTAAGTAACTAGCAGACACACAATCATCCTATTCCAACATCAGCTGAACCAGTTGAGCGATCATGCCCACAGGTATCTTTGCTTCCACTCAATGTGATTTGTTTACCATTGACTAATACTGTGCCGTTACTGGCCGATTGTGTTCTAGCTGAACAATGGGCTTGACCACCACGCCGGCCACAGGGTGGGTGCGGGCTTACTGGAGCATCAACCAAGGCAATAGCTCGGCCATTGACCAGCACTGATGGATCACCTCGTTGTATCACTCCACCGGCTGAATTTGCGTCTCCAACCCGTTGTATTCTAGGCATTGCCTATCCCATTAAAATTTTGTTACGAACTGGTTTAATGCCAGTTGTTGCTTCAAGATAACTATCACATACTTCCAGTCTGCTGGCGGCAATAATTGATACTTGTGCTTTATTTATAGTGATAGATTTCTCAGGATCTGCGGTAAACAGGCTTATGATCATCTGTATACCTTGTTGGCTGGGCACTACTGTTAGTGGTTTCATGGCTGTATATGAGGCGTTGTCTTCTGCTGTTATTTTGGCGACTATTTCATCGCCGTTGGCGATCTTGATTGTGTATACTCGGTCTAATTCTATTGTCATTGGGTTCCTATTGTAAATGATCTCGTAATTCTGTAAATCCACCGATTAACACATCATCTAAAAATATCTGTGGTACGGTTCGTGCTGTGGGCACAGCGGCTAACAAATCTTCACGGGTATAGCCATCCCCGATGGTTCGTTCTTCAAACTCAATTCCTCGTTGTGTTAATAATTCCTTGGCTTGAACACAATAAGGACAATGGTGCTTGCTCCAAACTACAGCTTTCATATATTCTCCTTTGTAGTATTATAACGCAGGCAGTTGGTCGTAGTCAAGACTATCTGACATAACACCAATCACATAGTTGGTGCTTTCTGATTCTTGTA